AAGATCCATTTAATCTTAATGATTCACAAAAACAAGTAAAAGAATATTATGATAATAATGGTCTTCAAAGTGGTATTATTTGTCACGCTACCGGAACTGGTAAAACTATTTGTGAATTTATTACGATGGGATATCTTACAAATAATAGCGATCCAAATAAAAAAAAAATTATATTTTTATTATGTAATTATGTTAATATTCTTCGTCAAACATTTTACAATAAAAATGATGCAATTGACTATAAACTATTTCGTAATTTAAGACACAAAGGTATTTTCAATTTATGGTCTCATGATATTTATGATTTAACGAATGTTAAAAAAAGAGACACTATTATGAAAAATATTGATAGTATTATTCAAATTAATAAACATAAAATTTTTATGATTAATTCTCACTACATAGCAAATGAATATAAAAGATTTAAATCATTACCAAAACCTGATTTAATAGTATTTGATGAATGTCATTGTATAACAGCACATAATACATTTGAACTATTGTCATATTTTAAGAGATCAGAAACAAAAATAGTTGGTCTATCAGCTACACCTATTCGTAATTTGAAATCTGATGATAATTATGAAAAATTAAAATATATATTTTCTGATTCAAATGATGAGATTAAACTGATATCAAATTATGAGAATATTAAAGCAATCATCAAGGGAGACATATTGAATATTGAAATATATTGGTTTGAAGCATTATTAAATGAAAAAGCTATTCAAAACAAAAATAATGAAACTAATATAGATAATTGTATAAAACAAATAGCTCATGTTCTAAATTTAATGCCATATAAAAAACTGTTGATTTGGTGTGGTACTATTGATTTTACTAATACAATGTATAATAAACTTTGTGAAAAATTACCTTCTTTTGGTCTTGAAAATGCTATCAGATATGAAGATGATATGGAAGTGGATGATATAATGATACCAATATTTAAAGACCATTCACAAGTCAATGATTTGACAATTTATAAAAAATTTAAACCATTGAGAAATGGTATAATAGTATGTGCTGATAAATATCGTGAAGGAACTGATATTCCTTTTTTAGGATGCGTTGTAATGGGTGATTTTTCCAAAAAAAAAAGTTCACTCGTATTTATTCAATGTATTGGCAGAGCTCAAAGAAAAGAGAGGGATGTGCCTGAGAAACAAATTGCATATGTGATAGATCATATTGATGTTTCAGATACACAGCAGAATAAGATTAAAGATATTGTAAATAAGATAATTGGATATTACAATGATTTTTTTTCAAATACATCGTCAATGAATGATGTTCAAGATTTAATTCAAAAATATAGAAACATTTTAACAAGATATGATTTTAAACAATTAGCCAATCAAAATATTATACTTGTTAGTTTGAATGAGAATTTTAAAATTAAAATCCATACTGGTGCTATTAATGTAAATTTTCAACATATAGAACATGAATTTACACAAGAAATTAATAGACAATTTAAAGAAGAAAATAATTTATCAGAAAATGATATTCTAAGATTGGAATATTCAACATTCAAAATAAAAAATCAAAAAGATTTTTTAATAGAAACCGATATCGAATATTGTACAAGAGTTGAAGAATTTAATCTTGATCCAGATCCCAAAAGCAAATATGGTGTTCATTGGATAAATTGGTATGATTTTTTGGGTATTGATGTTAGTATTTATCCAAAATCAGTAGAAGATTTTAGAGTTAAATACAAGAGTTATAATATAACAACTGAAATTGAATATAACCAAAAAGCATCACTTTATGGTCTTCCCTTGATGCCTCAAGAAATATATCTTAATTTTGGTAATTTATTCAATGAATTCAATCGAACATCCAAAAGACGTTTTTAAAAAAATTGAAATAATTATTATTTGTATTTAAATATTATTTATTTATTTTATATATATTATGCCTAAATCTAAGACTAAAAAAACTGTTAAAGCTGTGGAATCTGTTGCAGTTGTTGCAAACCCTAATACAGAACAAGTATTTGCTTCTCGTGAAGATTTAAAACAATTCATTCATGATATTCACAATTTTTTGAGAAATAGTGCTGCTGGGTACGGACAAACTGGTTTAAAAATATTTAGTGTCTTTTATGGTCTTAAATTAATTAATTCATATTTAAATGACCTATTAAATAAACCAGAGGTTGAACGAGGACTAACTATTGAACAAATTAATTTTCTGAAATTTGATAAATTATTTGAAAGGGCTAATAAACCAGAAGATATTACTAGTTATATTGTTGAAGATGTATTAAACACGTTGTTTGATTTAAAAACAAATAAAGAACATCCATATCATAATTTTGGTGTATATATCTTTTATGAGATCCCTCGTGATCTCAAACCTAATGTTTGGAAAGAATTAATCAAACGTATTAATAAAATTCCTGTTGGATATCAAGAAGGCAAAACTGTAAATCTTTCTGGAAAATTATGGGAATATTTTGTTGGACGTGATAAGTCAGCTATTTCTGAACTTGGAGCTTATTTCACAGATCGCCCTTTAACTGAATATTTAATTAAAAAAATTGATCCTCAACTAGATGAAAATGGTGATATTCAACCATATATTGATTGTTATGGTGGATCAGGTGGATTTACTCTTGGATATGCCACATTTCTCACAGAAAAATATAATAACATTGACTGGAAAATAAATGTTGATAATATTTATCACTTTGATATGGAAGAAACAGTTGTTAATATGACTGCACTTGAAATATTTGCGATTACTGGATATTTTCCTAAAAAAGGACAAAATTATGTGCGTGGTAATTCTTTTCAATCTGAATTAATTGGTAACAATGGATTACAATATTATTTTTACATCTTCTCCAATCCTCCTTATGGTGGTGATGATGCAAATAAAGGTCTAAAAGAAATTAAACGTAGTAAATTAATCGCTAAACTCAAGAAAACATCTAATAAATCCAAAGCACTAACTTTACAATTACAACGACTTAAAGCAGAACAAAAAGCATATGAGATTGAACAAAAGAAGTTCAAAGTTAATTATGATAATTGTTCTCCCCGTATCAGAGCATTTGCAAATAAATTTAATATTAAAGATATTCTTAACGATAAGGAAGCATGTAGTCTTGCTCAATTCATGGACTTGGTTGCTCCAAATGGTACTTGTTGTCTTGTTCTTAAAGAGGGAGTATTTTTTGATAACTCGTATAGTCGTCTTCGTGAAGTTCTTATTAAAAACTTTAATGTAACACATGTTATTTCAATTGGTCAAAAAGAATTTGAAAATACACAGACCAAAACAAGTGCTATTATTTTTCATAATAATGGTTCCACTAAAAATATTACATTTTCTGAGATTAAAGTTCTTAAGGAACCTGAAGATGTATTTATAATTGATGAATTTGGCGAAATGCAAATTACTAAGATTAAAGATGCTCTTTTTGAAGATTGCGTGAAGGAAGAATATATATGCGGTGCATCATTTCAACAAATATGCGCTCCTACTATTGTCAAAGGCAAAAAACGATATGACTATTCTCTTAATTTTAAAAATTATATGGAGTATAATATTAGTTGTCCACCTAATTTCAAAGTTGACACGTTAAATAATTATTTAACATTTAGCAAACCTAAAGTTAAAAGACCTGCTTCTTTTGCAAATGATGAAGGACAATATAATTTTTATACATCATCTGAAAAAATTAAAAGATGTACTGAATTAGATTATAATGATGAAACATTGAAATTGATTTTTGGTGATGGAGGACATGGTTCATTGTTTATGGATACTAAATTTTCTTGTTCTGATCATAATATTATTTGTACAACTAATAATACATTAAAAACTCAATATATATATCATTATATTAAAAACAATTGGAATGAATTTATATTTAGGATGTTTAATGGTTCAATCATTGGAAATGTTGGTACTGAAAAATTAAAAACATTTAAAGTCCCGATCCCTTTAGACATAAACACTCTCAAAACACAACTTGAATCATTATATGATTTACATCTTCAAATTAGTAATATAACACAATCAATTCCAGATAAGGAAAAACATATTTGTGGTCTTATTAAAAGACTTACAGATGAAGGTAAAAAGGGTGTGGATTATGATGAATATACATTGGAACAAGTATGTAAATTTAAAACTGGAGTTAAATTTACGATGAGTAATCATTATATAAAAAATGGGAATCATGGTTATATTCGAATTCAAAATTTGCAAGATAATAATAATGATATGTTGTATGTTGATGAGTTTGGATATGAATCAGCCCAAAATTGTTTAGTTAAACAAGGTGATATTTTATTATCAGATGTATCTGATAGAACGTTTGTAAAAATAACTCCTCAAGAATGGCATAATTATGTGCATTATGGAAGTGTAATAAAATGTTTCAATTTTAAAATTAACGAAAAATATTTATATTACTTTTTATTAAGTGATGACTTTAATAATCAAAAAAATAATAAAGAAAAAGGCAGTATTCAAAAACATTTGACACTCGAAATTTTAAATAATATTAAGATCCGCGTTCTAAAACCTCATATAATGGCACAACATAATATACAACAATTATTTGATGAGGTAGATAATTTGAAAACAGTATTAGAGACATCTCAACAAGAATATAAGAAACATATGAATGAATTATTTAAAGATTTTACTGATGAATATATTGTTTCAACATCTACTAATAATAATGAAGACGCTACATCTTCCTTAGACAGTAACATTTTATTAAACTCATCATCTATAAATGTAAATATTGAAGATGATATTATTGATGGAAGTTCTCCTATTAAACTAACACAAGCTATAAAAAATAAGAAGTCTAAACAAACTGTAAATCCTATTGAGACACCTAAAAATATAAAGAGAACAGTTCAAAAGAATATTGTAAATCAACCACCTGTAATTTCATTACAAGTTGAAGAGGTTCCAACAACTATTCCAAAGAAAAAAAATGTCAAGAAAAGACATTAGAATAAATTAAATAATTTTTTTATAACAAATAATAAATTATATTTTAATTCATTATAAGTAAATCTTCTTTTATCATACTAAAAACATTTCAATTGTTTTTTGTATAACATGGATAGACAGATATTATGGTGTTATTTTGCTCCTGTGAGGCAGTAGTGATAAAATGATAAGATTCACCAATACCAATCAAACGATTAACCAAATTATTAGAACTCGAATTATGATTCTGAAGCTGTATACTCATCTTTTTTATCCAATATTATATTTTATTTGATAATATTTTTACAATCACCTCATATGTCGGAAATGCTAGAGAATCTACAATTGCTACTCGCAGCAAACATGGAGCAATTCCTCTAAATAATTGTTTATTTTTAATTGTTTGTTTGATTGTATCAGAATAGCAAATACGAGTTTCTGAATGCTGAGTGATATTTTTTATAGTATCTATTGGATAATTTGCTATCCAACTCACAACTCCACTCATCCCCCCACAAAACATATTTTGTATTAGAGTTATATCTGGTTGAAATTGTTTTTTCATATACTCATATGTGGCAAATTGAATTCCAAATCCACTTATTTCGCGACATACGGTGGCTCTCCATCCTACATACAATCCCTTCAACCCATTCATGCGAAGGGTTTGAGAGTAAATTGATAGTGTGTGAGAAAAAATATTTGTTACTTTACCCAAACTAGTTTGTGCTTTTATTTTTATAAGTTCGGTTGGACAACTTATATATGAGTATACGAATCCTGCAAAACCACCGCAAATAAAATGCTCAACAAAACCCAACTCCTTGTTATACATTTTTCTTGCCCAACAATATGAACCAAATACCAAAGAATTCTGAATAGGGACTGTTGTGAGCGGTACTGCTACTCCTTTGTATAGCGAACCAATTCCTTCAACTTTTATCTGACCAATAGATAGTTTTTGTGTTTGCATTTTTACTTTTATTGTATCAAATGGATAACCAACAAATACATTTACTATACCAGATAAAAATCCAGCAATATATTCATTCATATCATATTATTATAGAAAATTATTTTATTATGTTAGATTTAACCTAATAAAATATAATATAAAAATTAATCAAGTTCTTCAACTACTGGTTCGGTGCTTCCCGCACCAGCACCCGTGCTAGCACCCATTCCTTTCATCATCTCTTGAAGCTTCTCCATATCCATACCCTCCGGCATCTTAAATCCATCAGGCATTCCGGGCATTCCTCCAAAGTTTGGCATTGCATCTGCTCCATATAATTTGGTAAGAATTGGAGTGCATACCTCAGAAGCTTTTGTATACTCCGCTTCAGCTTGCTCCTTAGTTGTATCTGGTGACTCAACCACTTGTTTGCTTTGTTGAATCACATCCTTAACTGTTTGCAAATCTCCCTCCTCAAACTTTTCCTTAACCTTATCATCTGTTGTCGCCCTCTCTAAATCATACACATATTGCTCAAGCTTATTTTTTGCCTCTGATGTTTCACGAGTCAGCTTATCTGCTTCTGCATTAGCTTCTCCTTCACGAATCATTCTCTCAATCTCATCACGAGAAAGCGAACTAGTATCAGATGAAGTGATTGTGATTGCCCCTTCTTTACCACCATCACCAGATTCCTTTGCAGAAACATGAGTCAAACCATTTGCATCAATATTAAACGTCACCTCAATTTGCGGTTCACCTCTTCGAGCAGGTCGGATACCATCAATCGTAAAATCTCCAAGCTTACGACAATGACGAACTTCTTGACGTTCTCCCTGATACACTTCAATCTTTACTCCTGGTTGATTATCTGTATGAGTGGTAAATGTCTTTGAACGCTTACAGGGGATGATGGTTCCACGAGGCACAATACCTTCTAAATATCTACCTTGCACACAAACACCAACCGTTAAAGGCGTAACATCTGATATCACGATATCATCACATACTTGTTTGTTATCATCTCGCTTGCACAGCAGTGCTGCTTGAACAGCAGCACCATAAGCTACTGCTTCATCAGGATTGATTGAACGACATAACTCCTTTCCACCAAAAAATGCCTTCAACAACTCCTGAATTTTAGGAATACGAGTTGAGCCACCCACACATACAATTTCCTTGATAGAATTTTTATCACGCTTTGCTACCCGTAGAGCTTCTTCAACAGGTTGAATGGTCTTTGCAAATAAATCTCCACATAAATCTTCAAACTTTGCTCGAGTAAGTTGTTCAGAAAAATCAATACCATCTAATAGAGAATCCACCTCCACAGTAGTAGATGTAGCATTGGATAGAATTCGCTTTGCTCGCTCACATGCAGTTCTGAGTCTTCGGAGTGCCCTATCTGATGAAGTTAAGTCTTTTTTATGTTTTGTGCGAAAAACCCTTACAAAATGCTCAACAATCCGATTATCAAAATCTTCACCTCCCAAATGCGTATCCCCAGATGTACCTTTAACCTCATAAGACGAACCATCTGTTTCAAGAATACTAACATCATGAGTTCCACCACCACAGTCAAAAACACATAGTGAAATATCATCGGTGCATTTTTGTTCCAATCCATAAGCAAGAGCCGCCGCTGTTGGTTCATTAATAATACGCAATACATTTAATCCAGCAATAGTTCCCGCATCCTTAGTAGCTTGTCTTTGCACATCATTAAAATATGCTGGAACGGTAATCACCGCATCTGTCACAGCTTCTCCTAAGTATGCTTCAGCGGTTTGACGCATACGAATCAGCACCGCTGCCGATACCTCTTGTGGAGTAAGTTGTTTAGTTTCTCCTTTGGATACAACTTCAATCAATGGTTCCCCAGTTGGAGAACCAACTACTTTGAATGGCCAATGCATCATATCCTTTGCAACCACAGGATCACCAAACTTTCGACCAATCAAACGCTTTGCATCAAAAATAGTATTTGTTGGATTTGATGCGGCTTGATTTTTTGCCGCCTCTCCCACCAACTGTTCTGTAGGCGTGTATGCAACAAATGAGGGAGTGGTTCGATTGCCCTGATCGTTAGCAATAACTTCTACTTTTCCACCACGCATAACCGCAACTGCTGAATATGTAGTTCCAAGATCAATTCCGATAGCATAACTGTTTTTATTCTGAGACATTTTTTAATAATTAGTATAATTTAATATATCTTTATGTCGAATAATATTTTATTATTTTAATATATGAATGAGTGTGAAAAATTTATTAAATTTGAAAATATGGTATCAGAATATAGTCCAATAAATTTATCAGAAATTGATTATAATCCTTACAAACAACTTATAGATAATGATAAAAAAACCAAAACCAGATTGAGACCCAATCCCAATCTCAACCCAATCTTAATCCAACCCCAATCTCAACCCCAATCTCAACCCCAATCTCAATCTCAACCCCAATCTCAATCTCAACCCCAATCTCAATCTCAACCCAACCCCAATCTCAACCCAACCCCAAACCCAACCCCAATCTCAACCCAACCCCAATCTCAACCCCAACCCCAACCCCAACCCCAATCTCAATCTCAACCCCAATCTCAACGCCAATCTCAAACCAAAATCTCACTAAAGAAAAGCTATATACCTGATCCAGATAAAAAAAATATTGATGAATATAATATTTTTAGACAACCAATAAAACACCAAATAGATAAAATGTTAGAACAATTACCTAAAGGAATCATCATGTTAGATGAATTGTTTGATATATTGACTAGTATACATGAAGAATATAAGATTCAAGAATCAATAACTATTACTGATACAGATTATAAAAAAAAGCGTGATGATAATTTGCAAGATATTAAACTATTAGTTAAATTTATTATACCAATTATTTATCAAATAGCTAAAAATCTAGATAGTATGATAGTGCAAATAGATAATGAGATTCAACAGATTGATATTGCAAATAATAAGAAAGCAAATATTTCAACTATTGATGATATTATAAAGTATATGGAAAAGTGTATGCAGATATCCAATATACTCAATACATTAAATATAAATAATTTAGATTTGTATAATGACAAGGTCAAACAATATCGTATACTATATGATATTTATATAAAATATTTTGAATATTATGATAAAGTGAATCAGTTAGTGACTAAAACAGATTATGATGATATTGTAAGTATAATTATAGAAATTAATGATATTTATAATCTAATTAGCAGTAGTTTAAGATTAACAAAATCTGATGTGGATATAATTATACAATATATAGATACTTTGAAGCTACGTACAACAAATCATCTAATTGATATATTAAATCATTATATCGAAGAATATGAGTCAAATAAAAAGAAATTTATAATAATATTTGAAAATCGGGTAGATATTAGACAAAAAGTGATATGGATGTATGATGATATGAAACAGCATTCAGATATTATGAGCAAATATACAATCGAAATATATAATATAATAAAAAATAGTCAGAATATTATCAATGATATTTATTCAACAATATTAGATATTGATAATAAAAATAATAATTATATGATTTTATCATTTATATTTGAAAAATTTTGTAATTTATATGATTTTATTAGACAAACATCAGATACAAATATAACACTAGAAAAATTAAAAAATATTCGCAAGGAATTTAATAAAGTGGTTAAAATATTATTAAGTAATATTTCATCAGATAATTATTATAGCATTAAAGTAAAATCATTACAAACATATTTTTATCAAATAATTTATGAAGAAGCAAAAAACAAAATCAATCCACAAACTGGTGGGTTTCTAAAATCTGTTTATAAGAATTTGAAAAATAGATTTAGTTAGACGCAAATAAATATTTTTTCCATCCATATAAAAAAATATAATATTTTTTTATAATCTATATATATATATATATGTTTGACCCCAGCAAAATAGATTGCGATAAATTTGATAATATGATAGAAACCATAGCTGAACCTAAGTATCAGCCAATAAATCTAAGTCGTATAAATATATATGATTCGTCAAATAGTGGTAGAGTAAAAGCACCAATTGTTAGTTTTAAAGATGATTCGGAGTGGTATGATATGTTGAATCCGCAATCAAATGTGGTTCAGATAACACCAACATCTGGATTAGTAGGAACACAATCAGTAATATCATCCTCATCCTCATCCTCATCCTCATCCTCATCCTCATCCTCATCCTCATCCTCATCCTCATCCTCATCCTCAT